CCAGCCAAGCCACGGATGTCAGCTTCAAGGTCAGTGTGAGCAAAGGCAATGTAAGAAGCCTCAACAGGGAAAGTTCCCTGCTTAACGCCACCAGTAACAATGCTGGTGAATTTCTTAGCCTTGTTAGCATTCAATGTACGAACAGCTTTGTGCTGCAGGTTCAGAGAAATCTTCTCATCTACAGTAACGGTAGAAGAACCGCCAGCCCAGTAAGTGACAGTAGCGCCCTGAAGAATACCCCATAACAGAGACTCTTTAGTCTTAGCGGCTTGCTCAGCGTTCAGCTGGTTGATGTCGCTCAGAACAGGTGTAGTGTGCAAGTCGACAAGGATGTCGGTTACACGGGTGAAGGCTCCGTACTGCTGAAGAGCCATGTCAACTTGAACATAATCAAGTGTAGTGGCTGCGGGCGGAACGCCTTCGCTGAGGGCAGTAACTGCTGAAGCATAAGGAACAGCTCGACGCATACGCAGAGTCTTAGTGTTGTTAGCAGGCAGGCTAAACTTCTTAGCGCCCATGGACAATACCAGAGTAGGCTGAGCGTGACGCAGTGCTTGCTTCTCGAGCTTGGCAGCGATTGTGCCCCAGTTAGTAGTTGTATAAACAGTTGGGTCAGACATTAGTGTCTTCCTTAATTAAAAATCATCATCGAGTTCCCACTCAGCATCATACTTCTCCGCATCGGTTAGCTGGTCAGACGTCCGCATGTCAACCTTGTTACCCCTAGAGGTACCTGATTGCATAGCGGCGAGTCCAGCCTGTGGATCCGTAGGAGGAGTACTATCAGAGTGGAGTGTTTTGTAATAGTCCAGAGCCGTAATAACGTCTGCTGGGTTGTTGCTGTGGATGGTTTCACTGAACAACTGTGCTTTCCCGTTGACTTTCATCACTGGGTCTTCATTGAGTAAGGTCTTCATAGCATCAGAGTTGTACATATCGCCCGCCATAGGGTGGGCCTGAGTGATAGCGTCATAAGTGTGCTGATCCACCTCAGTCTGTTCAACTACTGGTGCCGCAGGGAGACGTTCATCTAAGCGCTTCTGGATCATCATTTCGACGTCCCTAGCGTAGACTTCGTGCTCTGTTTCAAACTCTGTACGTGGCCTGTGTGTCTCCCGCAGCTCGTGAGTTTCGTCACGGAGTGCTTTGAGCTCACGGCCCCGCTCTGCTAACTTATCAGCATTGAGTTTTGCCCTGTTTTCTGCCGACACCTTCTCGTTCTCAGCCCGTCGAAAGGCTTCCTTTTGGGCTTCGGTGGCGTCTGCCCACACGTCCACGTCTTCCTGTACCTCTACAGTAGTTTCGCTTGGTGCTGGGGGAGGCTCGTTTCCCGTAGGAGCTTCATCTTCAAATTGGTCGTCTGAATAAGAAGTCGGTTGTTCGTCGCTGAGGTCTCTCGATGATGGTGATGGGTTGTCGGTGTCGAGGTCCCATTCCTTGTCGTATTCCGCAGCTTCGTCCAGTTGAGTATTGTCGTTCATGTGTAACCCTCGTTGTGCCCCAGTCCATAGAGAGGGGCGGTAATTTTCAGAGTGTCTTAGCCTTCATTTCTATGAAGTCTCGGACTGCTATGAGTTGTAGGCGCTGAGCTCTAGCGACAGTAGTCTGATTATGGTCAGCCTTGAGATGGTAGCAGGTGCTTTCTAGTACCTCTAGCCTTTCCGTTATCGCTTGCTGCAGTGCCAATACTATTGTGGGATAATCGTAAGCGTTCATATCCCAGGGTTCCCTGTCCTCTCTTTGTAGGACAGTTCTCGTTCCTTGTTAGCTACTTCACGTTCCTTAATATCCGCCTCACGGCGCTTAGTGGACCCGTCACCGCCAACCTTGGCAGCAGCTATATCACGTTGAGTCTGGTTAGTAGTCCGCAGGGCTTCCATGCTGGCAGCTCGCTTGGCTTCTAACTCAGCCATTTTCGTGTTGTAAGCATCCAGTCTCGCTTGAGTCTGCTGCTCGCTCATGTTACCTGCGAGTGCATCTTCTAACTGGAATCGCTGTGCATCCATCTCAGCCTTGTTTATCTCGACCATCTCGTTAAACCGATCACGAGCCTGCTTGAGTTCAATCTCAGCTTCAAGGATTTCTACCTTGCGTTCCTCCAGAGCTACCATTGGATCAGGTATATCGCCTGCTTCCGCTGCTTCCTGCTCTGCCTGTTCACGCGCTGACTGTTCTTCTAGGGTCTCCACGTAGGTCCCCGCAGGGATCTGCATAGCTGCTTCGAGTCCACGGAGTATGTCTATACCCTTGGCTCCCGGAGCCTCCCCACCGCCAGTCATTTGGAACAGCTGTATGGTGTTGGTAGCAGTGAGTTCCTTAGCGAGCAGTACTGTAGCTCCCCTTGGTTCTACTTCCATGTTCGCCTTGTTATCTTCAACTAGATCAAACTGCATGAAGTAGTCGTAGAAACGAGTGACAAGGCCAAGTGTAACACGGTCGTCCCAACGCCGCGCTTGGCCCCTACGGGACACTGTACTGTTGTTCTGAAGGATCTGAGTGGCACCTAGGGTAACAGGACTATTATTTAATCCACCTTGGTTGTCTACACGAGTCACTCCAGTGACCTCATAGGCGTCAGCTACACTTCTATCCATCATCACAAAGATCTCTGCAAGGTTCTGCCTGATCTCTACAACTTGGAATGGTGCGTTATTGCTGCCTACTTCGTAATTGTTCTCCTTGATGTACCATTCCTTACCACCGTGCATCTGCCACTTGCCGTCTACTGGTGTTATCATAGAGCGATCAATGAGTACCTGAGGGGCCGCAGAGAGTCCGCCGTTATCCAAGGCCATGCGCCATGCGGCTACATAAGAAGCCTGCTGGTCCTGCATGAGCCACGGGATACCATAGCCGAATATGTTGAGAGGATCCTCATCCCAGCAATATACACTATATAGACTGTCATCACTTTCGTACTCAACAATGACTGCCTTAAGTATCTCACCGTTACACATAGTGATGATAGAGTTGTAGTATACTCTGTCACCCTTAGGAACCTTTACGTCTAGCGCTTCAAGATCTTCACGCTTCATAATGCCGTGACGTTCCCAGCACAAGTACCGACCTGTCTGACGTCCTGTGCTGTTCACTGGGGCCTTAGCCTCGTCAACTGCGTCAGATCCATCATAGGCTGTCTGAATAGGTGGAGACACGAGCACACGTCTTACCGCTGCCGCATCGAACTTCACTTCATCAATAGCCCTCTCAAGGTCCTGTGGTTGCATAGGGATGCGTTCCCACGTGTACAGACAGTCTTCAACGGTGATCGCTGTAGAGTCCGGATAGAAGTCCATCGGATTAACAACAGTGACGTTGGGGTACATTGGGATGTCTTTGTTAAGCGCGTATCCGCCACCCTTCTTAGCCCAACGACCCTTACGGCTCTTAGTTGGGAGTGGACCTTTCAAGATCCCAGCTCCGTAGATAGCACCATGCTTGATGCACTCTCGGGCCTTTGAAGGGTAGCGCGCTGCTACCAGTGCGGCGTCCAACTGCGTGAACATTCGCTTAGTCTTCTTTGCGGCCCGCCTTACCCTAAGTGTGTGAGCCTGTGCGTTAGTCAATGGCTCACCGTCAGCATTGACCAGCTGATTACCTTTTGAATCAACAGCAGGTTCAGCTTCGATAGCCAAAGGTGGCGCTTGGATGCCAATAGGCTTTAGACCGTAGTTGCGATCATCGTTCGGGAACAGTAGATCGCCAATCTGATGGGCCCCGTCGTTTGTGATCTGCCTAACGATGTTCGTGTAAGCTCGTGAGCCTACGGTAGCGGCATGTACATCAGAGGACCATGTATCTTGCCCACCAGTGTCCCGTGAGCCCTCAAAGAGCTGGTAGGAGCGCACAAGGCGGTCATCGATCCCCGAGGCTCTCCGTTCAGAGACAGCTCGTGATCTCTCAGACTCCAGTATGCCGCCAATGTCGCTACGCCTTATCAGAGCTTGTTGCTCCGGCGTGCGGTCATCTTCTTCACTATCCCTAGCCATTTCTAAGTCATAGCTGTCTTTATCGTTCATTATGATACCTCATACTATTTGATTTCCTCAAGTTCTCTGAGGCTTAGTAGCCAACAACTTTGTCCACTACTGTTCTCGTAACAAATGATGTGTGCGTCAACAGCTCGTGGTACCTAGGATGAGCTTCCATCGCTATGTACTGTAGGCTATCCTGTGAATGGGAAAAGCTATTTTTGTCGGGGACATCCTTGTAACTTGCCTCACCGCTGACCAGCTTCCGTTTGTAGCAATAGCCAGCGTTGAAGCCTCTGCGCATCTCACCACAGCTCTTGTTTAGCTGGAATGCAGGTGCGCCCGAGGTAGTCGTACTGGACATAAAGTACCGGACAGCGTTCAGCCTAAGCTCGATATGGTTACTCTTGGCGGGGCGTGTAACGAACCAGCCGCTGAATATACCATCCTTGCTTGAATTGAGAACGTCGAAGTAGGTCATGTTGTCCCTCGATAGGCCATGAGACGACACCCCGCTGGGATCACCTACGGATATAATCATCTCACTAGGCCAGTCTGACTTAGGGTAATGCTTATCCAAGTATGGCTTCACCATATTTTTAGCAAAGTCATGCAAGCCAATGTTCTCGGCTATGATTGAATGGAGTACCCTTAGGCACCCCGTGTCAGTCTTCTGGGCTATAGTGAATGCTTCTCCACCACGTCCCCAGTCCCACCCGAGGTATAGCTTCTTGCCTTTGATTGCTGTCAACCTGCTATTGCTAACATGAATATCATCATTGAACTGACGTCTGTACACAGCCTTACCGTGTGCCGTTACGCCAAACTTTCCTTCAAAGAGGACACGTATCTGCTCTCGTGTCATTCCGCCCACTTTATCTATGTAATATTTCTCTGGCCCGACACCTAGATACTTGAAGT